CTGCAATTTGATAGATGTATTTTTTTGGGATTTTGTAACCTTCTGCTTTTGCCCAGTTTTCCCAATCATCTCCACAAGAATACCAAAAACCATCCGGTTTAGGTGGAAAATTATTTGTTTGCTCCGCAGCGCGGACCCGTTCAATAGGTTTTGGTGAAAAGTGTAAAAGTTTCATTTTTCCTCAATCATCGCTGTAAATAAATGGAGTTGACTCATTGTCAAATGTATTTGTTTCATCTGGCTTTTCATCATCCAGAACAATTTCTCTTGGACCTTCACCGAGAGCAATAGGAGCCATTTCTCCTGCAAGTCTATCTCTGATTTGTCTGAAGTCATTTGTTTCTTCATTGTTTGGAGTTACAGGAAGACCTCTTTGCTGACTCCAAGTTTTTTCAACGTCACTATTTGCAAACTCCTTGGCATCGACAGAAGGTCCATTGAAGTTTTTAGGATTGAAGACGTCAGAAGAAACAGTTTTTGCAATAATCTTATATCCGTTCTCATACTCTTCTTGACCATACAAATTAGAGAGTTGAACATAAGAAACGATTTCAAATGCACTATCACCATAAGTGAAGAAATCTCCCTCACTTATTTTTATATCTTTGTCCATCAAATCTCTTGCTTGTAAAAACAGTTCAAGAGTTGTATCAATGGAAGAACCAAAGATATCAGCAACACTTTCCTTTTTTGGTTGTCCGATCAAACAATCAAGTTTGACTGGAGACTTGAAAACCTTTTTGATAGCTTCCTGATAAACAGGATGTGTTTGTGTTCGTTCAACATCAACAGCGTAATAGTAGATGTATTGACCAATAACATCCTTGATCAATTCTTTTGTGATATCATTGATGAATGCAATCTCTTTACGTGTTATGAATAAACGAGCCATGACATTTCAACCTATCAGTGAACAGGTGTTGTATTGTAGTGGAGATTCAAAAGTCTTCTTGAAGCAGAACCAACTGATCCACCAACGATTTGAAGAATTGCAATCAATCCTCTTTCATCAATACCTTGTTTTTTTGCTTCGTCTTCAATTGCACGAAATAGATGACCAAGTTTTGCGTCGTCATGGAAATTTTCCTGATTGACAAACTGCTGCATTGGTTTCTTCATTTTTGCACGAAGTTCAACAGCTTTTTGTCCCTTTGGGTCTTGTCCCTTGGTTATGTTTACCAACATTCTTGCTGCTTCTCTATAAGGAGCCAATTCTTTTTCTTTGGCTGCACCTGGCACTGGAGCAGGTTGTTTTCCTTGAGGACTTTGAGGTTGAGCTTGAGGAGAAGTTGGTTGAACTTCTCTTTCAAAGATTAATTGTTTGATTGTTTTCATCACTCTCTCCTAATTGCATATTTTGCAGGAAATGGAAGATACTGCAATTGCTTTTGAATGTTCTCTGCCTTTTGAGCTTCTCTTTCGGCAAGCTTGTCGTATGTAAGTTCATTCAATCTTCCATACAATCCAGTTGTGTCAGAATTCAACAACTTATCTTTGTCTTCTCTGCCTTGTTGGACAAGATCACTTCCATCCAAATCTACTTGACTTTCTGGAATTGGAATAGTCTTCATCTTTGAACGAACGCGTCCAAGCATTTCTGTACAAATTGCCAAAGCATATTGAAAAATCCAATTTCTTGCCCAAGGGTTCAATGACTTGTAATCTATCAAACCAAATGGAATATTGGCAGGGTTGTTTGCTCCATAAAGTGTGTCAAGCTCTATTGGATTACTTCCTGAAATACCAATACCCACTCCAGAGCCGGAAAGAGGCATTCCAATGATGCCAGGAGCAACAGATGAAGGAAAGGAGACACGAATCCACAATTTGTCATTGAAGGTTGGCACCAGATTGTTTGGAACTGGGTAAATCCTAATCTTTCTTCCTGTGACACGGAAACTGTAATGAGATCGTCTTATTTTTTGTGCAGTTTCAAGCATTCCACCACGAAGAGCGTCTTCGAAAACTGGGAGGACATAGAAACGTGTATCTGGAATATAACTTTCAACAGGCATACCAGAAGCAATGAAGTTGCTTGCAAGATTTGAATTGAAAGCATATTGAACAGGTGTGTCATGAAAGACTTCCAATATTTTCATTCTTCCAACACTTTCACTTGGTTGGTAGTTGGTAAGAGGAATATTGTTTTGATCCACAAGGTCAGTGTATAAATCGTAATCTTGTTGACCTGTTCTAAGAGTTATAGAACCAGAATAACTTTCTTGACTTTGACCATAACCAATTTCAGCAGCATAAGGTTCAGCAAGTCTTGTAAGAAATTCGAAGTTCGGAAAAGTGTAAACGTTTGTAAGGTTGATAGTTGAATAATAGTTGTTTGAACTATCAAGGGAACCAGTATTTGTACCAAGAAGACTGGTGAGGTCAGATTTGGCTCTATATTCAATAATGGCAGCATTGAATGCCATGGTAGCTTCTTCTAAAGCTGACCAAATCATCTTCTTTGTAAGCTCAACGGAAAGAACATCTTCACCTAAACGTCTCAAAACAAAGATGACCAACTTATCAGCATCATTTTGATAAGCTGGATCGGAGTCCCAGTAGCCGAACGGACACGGATTTTGTGTTTGAATAAACGAAGGCATTATAACAATCTCCATCCTTTGTGAGAATTCGCTTTACCACATAAAACTCTACCCAAATTTGCTTTATCTAATCCATGCATTTTGCAAAATTCAGAAAGGTTCCTTTGTAAAATCACTTTTTCACCCTCTGGATTTACTAGCCAGATGTTGTATTCTTTTGCTCGGATCAAAGACACTCGTTCATATAACCATTTCACGTATTCTGGATTTTCTCTTTGTTTCTTTGCGCTTTCTGACTTTATTTTTCGCGCCCTTTCACTTTTATTCCACTCTATAACTTTTTCATGTCCAAACCTTTTCTCTTTGTGTTGTTTCTTTGCACATTCTTTCAATTTTGAAAGTCCACTTTCGCTCATTGATGGCACAATTGCGATAGAAGAAAGATTTAGACAGTTTGTGTCTTTGTAGTGAAAATCTAAAAGTTCTTGCTCTTTTTCGAAAGCTTCCTGACGATTAGAACAATAAATGAAAAACTCCTTTATCTCGTCTTTATATTTTTGACAAACTCTTGAAAACCATGAATTGTTATGTTTGTTCTTTTTGACGTCACAAAAATGTTGATTTATTCTATGGGAACATTTGTTGCTTGAACCAATATAGAAATATTTTTTAGCAAATACAAGTATGTATACACCTGGTAGATTGCACCTGTCCAAAGAGACATTCCAATATCCCCAAGGTGTCGGGTTCATTGTTTGGATGAATGTAGGCATACGATAGATAAATAGCTATGAATTTCTTAGCCATGTCGCTTTATTTGAGAAAAATGCCCAGGTGTGCTATCCTTGTTACATGAGGAGATTGCACATATTTGATTTTGATGATACCTTGGCGAAAACCTCGAACATTGTGCGTGTTCGGAAGGGTAATGGCTCAGTCATCGAACTAAATTCACAAGACTATCTCACTTATCAAAAAGAAGAAGAAGATATTTTTGATTTCACTGACTTTAGAGAGCCCCGCGATGCAGACAAGATTGATGAAATTGTAAACATCCTTGTACAGGCTGTAAAGAAAGATGGAATTAACTCCGTTGTCATTCTAACAGCGAGAACTACGGATGTGCCTGTAGTTCACTTTCTAAAACAACATGACCTTCCACCTGTGCAAATCATGCCTGTGGGAAGGGAGCATATGCATTCTCATCCTACAGATAAAGCCATTTGGATTTCGTGGGTTATCGAAAAGTTCAAAATAAATGAGGTCATCTTTTATGATGACCATCCAGGGAATATTGAAGCTGTAAAAAAGTTGTGTCACTCAAACACTAAGATTGTGACTCATCTCATCAAAACAAAATCGCCAATTTGAATGGAATTTCTTTTACACCAACCACTTCGAACCTCAAGAACATATTTTGAGTTTGGAACAAGGTGACTTTTTTCGTTATTTGCTTTCAAAGTTCCAATATGAACAACATCAAGTGTTGCTGAAAGTCCTATAACATCTAGGTCAAATGGAACGTTTTTCATCCAAAAAGAATGGGTTTCTTGACTTGGGAATACGAACATCAACCCTTCATGATCTTTGGGCTCTGTTCCAAACATAAAACCCTTTGTTCTTTCTTCTGGCGAAAGAAGAAGTTTTAGTTTGAGAGGATTACCATTGATAGATACTTCAATCTTCATAAGAGTAAGTATCACTTCATCTTCTTTGAATGACCTCGAATGAGCCACCTAAAAATGTGTGCATACCAAGGCTCAGGTTTTCCAATCCTTCTTACAAGTTCTTGTTCTTCCATACAATAAAGTATAAGAAAAATCTCTTGAAATTCCAACCAAAACCCAGTATTCTATATCTATATGGCTAACAGAATTCAAACATCATTCGACAAACAAATTTTCTTCTTATTTCCGAAGGATGCTGATGAAGTTGAACTTGAAACATTCAAAATCTCAGCAACCCAAAAAGAGAGATCCAGTTCATATTGGCGAACAAAATATAACCAATTTACGATTTTTGAAAAAGAATCTTTGGATCAAGAGGGTAATCCTATTTGGAGATCAATTGGAATAATTGATGAAGGTTATTTTAGTGAATACTTTTTGTCGGACACGACGAGGCTTTATGCTCGACAAGACGAGAATACCGGAGCCAGTATTCTTCCTGAAAAGAAGAAGAAGTTGATTGCGGAAATCAATCAACATATCGAAAAGCAACGAAGGGAGAGGAACAAAATCCTTCAAAAGGAACGTAAACAAAAGAACGAAGCACTTGCTAAGTCGAAGGGTCTTTCGGTTGAAGATTTCATGTTCCAAAAGAAAGTCCAGAGAATGTCAAAAACTCAGGACAAGAATGTGGAAAAGTTGAAGAAGCAGGTTTCTCTTGTATTCAAATACAATGATGAGCTTGATAAGCTAGAAAAAGAAATCGCAAAGGCAAGAGAAGTTCTTGGAACAATTGAACTTGAAAAACTTGCACTTCGCGATAATATGCACCAGTTTCAATGGAAAATTCGTGACATGAAAAATGCTTTGAGTTACTATATCAAACTCAAAAATGACGAGGAAAAGAAATGAGTCATTATTCTAGCGGATATGATACCTATTCCTCAGCTTTGTTGCCTGACCTGAACTTTGGAGAATATGAAATTGTTAGAGTTTCTCCAAAATATCTTCTCCTTTGTACAAAGGAAGGAAGTTGGTATGGTCAATCGTACAACCTCGAAAAAGAAGAGTTTGTAACTCTTCCAAAAGAACTTTCAGCAATCAGGTCGAAGCTCGGTGCGGACTATCAAATAATTGTTATCAAATCAGAAGAAGACCCAACACTGAGAGATTTAGCAAGTCTCAAATGGCAAAACAAATTCGTTGGAACAGTTTATGATTCTTACAGCATATTTTGGAGTCTGAAACGTGGCAACAGCCAACAGCAAGAAGTTCATGAACACATTTTAGAATATGTTCGTGAAAAAGCAAAGAAAGTTCAAAGAGAAGCTGCAAAACAAAAGCGTCTTGCAGATAAAGTCGAAGCAAATAGACTTGGGATTACTGTAAGTGAACTTCGTTTCCGTCGCAAATCAGCAAAAGTTGATCAGGTAAATGAAGTTGTAAGAGCACGACTTACAGCAGAGCTTTCACGCTCAATGAGTATTTGTGAAGCAATGAGAAAAACAATTTCTCAACTTGAAAAAACTTGTGAAAAGTTGGAAACTGCTGATTGGAATGAACTTCAAGTTCGTTGGGACGATAAACTAAAAGAACAATTACAAGCAGTTGAAAAACTACTTCCAAAAGTTTCCAAGTTGAAGAGTGAAAGAAAGAATAAATGAGTAAAACTGACAGGCTATCTCTCGGAGATAGAATGAAATCTTATGAAAGAGTTTGGACACAAACTCTTCCTATGCGAATGCCTCTTATTATCCGTTTGGATGGCAAAGCTTTTCATTCCTATACGACTCATGCTGAGAAACCTTTTGATGATCACTTAATGAAGGTTCTCGATGAAACAACTCAGATCCTTATGAAAGAAATCTCTGGAGCGATGATTGCATACGTTCAGAGTGATGAAGTTTCAATTCTTGTAAACTCATATAGAAACCATGAGGAACAGCCATGGTTTGCAAATGAACTTCCAAAGATTCTTTCTGTTTCAGCCGGAATGATGTCAGCTCATTTTACGGCTAAAAGCTATCAGATTTGGCAAAAGAACTCAGAAATGATTGAGTCAATCAAGAAGACATATCCCGAAGATCAAAGAAACGGAGTTCTTATTTCAGACCTTTATCGTCCCGCTGTTTTTGATTCTAGAGCATTTGTAATGCCAGAGAATGATGTTTCAAACTATTTTCTTTGGAGACAAAGAGACTGTATTCGAAACAGTGTCAATACCGTTGCGAGAGAATACTTTTCTCAAAAACAACTCTTCAAAAAGAGCACAGACGAAGTAAAGAAGATGCTCCTTGAGAAGGATGTTGATTTGGATGACCAAGAAGCTTGGGAGCCTTATTACACCAGAGGGCGTTGTATCTTTAGAACACCTTCTCAAATCTCAGACAATGTTTATCGTAATGTTCTATCTGTTGATAGAAAAATCCCGGTCTTTTCAGAAAACCGGGATTACATAAACAGATTTCTTTCGATGAAAGATGAGTGAAATTATCTTACGCGCTTTCTGAGAGCGTTTAGGGCAGCTCCAAGCTGTTCTGAGTGATACTCCACAGCGCCTCGAATATTTTCAGTCCCAGGTGTACCCGAAAGAGCCGTTTCAAGTTGACGGCTCTTTTCTAGTATTGAGCTTACCTGTGGAAGTAGCTCTTGAAGAAGTTGTTTAGCTTCATCTGTTCTATCGTAGTCTTCACAAAGCTCGTCTTCTTCTCGAAGGTCTTTCTTGATGGCAGCTCTTTTTCTTTGAGCATCCATTCTCATTTTCTTTTCCTTCTGTCTTTGAAGAGCTGCGTTTAATTCGTCTTTTGAAAGTGCAGAGCTGTCCGGGGCAAATAAAGGATGACTGTCATGCCTTCCGCGGTCTTCATTTTGAAGTTCTGCTTCAACAATACTTTCAACAAGTTTCTTCAATTCTTTTTTCGTCATACGTCTTTCCTCTATTTTTGAAAGCCTGGAATAATAATCCGGAAGTTCTTTTAGATGAGCAAGAGCTATTCTTGCTGTTTTTTCCAAATCATTACCTGTTACGTTTGTTTGAGGTCCAAGTTCTGTTCCATGTTCAAGTTCAACCTTGATGCCTTTTCTGAACTGTTCAAGGTCGACTTCATTCCAATCAACTCCAATAGCATCTCCAATTTTTCTTGCGGCTGATGCACTTATTGATTTCGGAACCTTCATCATAACCTATCAATCGTTTGTTTGAGTTTCTCAGCAACTTTCAAAAGCTTTTCAAGGTCATACCCAGGACTTCCGCCTGAAAGTTCAATCATATCTTGAAGGTTAGCTACAACTCTTTCCATATGAGCCTTTGTGCTCTCAACCATGCCAAGATATTCTTCATCAGGAAAGACTTCTCCAAATGGACCAGTTTCTTCTTGAATGATTTGCTCAATGAGAGCTCCTAGTTTTTTCTTTGAAAGTTTCATAATGAATAAGTATAGTCCTCGGCTATCGTCTAAGGTAATAGTTGTTCCAAACTTGTTTATTCAAACCAAAATCCACAAGAACAAGTTTTTCTTTTCCATTTCTCTTCACAACACCCCAAGAAGAAATTCTTGTAATGTCTCCATGAGTCATATCAAGGTCAGCCATAATTTGAACAATTGTTTTGAACGATTCATTCTCTGAAAGACTTGGATCAATTGTGCTATTACTTCCCCATCCATGAAGTCTATTGCTAATGACCTTCAAACTATCAAAGAAGACTTCCATTGGAAACCCAATCAAATTTGGAAAATCAGATGGCTTCGCTTTTCTTGCAAGTTCCATTTCTACCCACAAATTATCTTCATCATGGTCAAAGACTTTTGCGGTTATGACACCATCGCTATCATATTGGGAAACTTCAATCTCTAGCTCGTTTTGAGCTAAGCCTTTTTTATTTTTAGCTACCTTTATAGCTGTTTGATCATCTGCAACAAAAACAACTCTGGAAGATCCAGCTCCAATACGTGCAAGATGTTTCATTGCATATCCAGTTTTCTGCGCATATGAAGGAAGAGATTTGAGTTTCTCAAGCGAGAAGCCTTCCGGATAGTTTGCTATCTCTTCAATGTCACCTTCACTTAGATCCAACTGCTCGTTGAGTCCATTTCCGACAAGTGAAATACTGCTAGCTGGTATTGAATGTTTGATGGCAAGGTTAGCCGGAAGGTTGAACTTTGCTGCCGTCTCCAACTCTTTCGCTGCTGTTGGCTCTACGCCATCTTCTGGGTCAGAAATCAAGTCAGATAGCCTGACCTTGATAGCAATAACGGCATCAGATCCCTTTTCTTCTGCATACCACTGAGCACTCTCGGCATAGTTGGTCACATAGAGATATTTTGGGTTGCCTTGTTGAGAACCACGAAAACCAGAATAAGGTTGCCAACCATTTTTCAACATGTTTTCCGCTGATGAGCGCGTTGTTCCATGATAGACGGTAAGTTCCGGATCGCCGTCTTCTAGTTCTTCAAAAATAAGAGATTTCAACAACATGTTCTTCCCAACACTTTCCTCTAATTTCTTTTGAAGAATTTTCAGCATCTCATCTCTTTTGTTTTTGAGTTTTTGTCTTTGTTCTTCTATGTCTTTATTTCGAAGGTTATTCAAAATCCTTTGCATTTCTGGATTTCTATGAGAAACAACTCTGTGAAGATCAGGATGTGCCAATCTCAACATCTTTTCAAAATCAACCTTTTGAAGACTTTCAATCATTTTTTGAATTTCTTCTTTTGAAAGAAGTTTGATGGACGAAGCAAGTTTTTCTGGTTCTAACTTTAGAATGACATTGGCGTCAAACATTCTTGGAGATGAGGGTTTCATTCCAATTGTTGGATGATTGAATTGAGGACCTTGAATTTCTTTTTTGTGGTCTGTTCTCTTTCCAATGATCTTTAGATTTTTCATCAAATCTTCTGGGATGAATGTCTCTTCATCCCAAAAGAAAGCTCCATGCAGGTTCTTGACACCCGCAGCTTGAAGCTCATCAAAACGCTTCCAGTGCCTCTCTACGGCTTGTTGATAATCTTCCATAGGAAGACTGAGGGTATAAAGAGTTATGGTTTTGAACGAACCCTGGGGGCGTTTGTGATAGGGTAAATCACGTCTTCCTGGGGCTCTGTCTTTTGAACTTGCCCATCCAACCCAAGAGTTTTGCATTGCTGATGGTTTTGAAGAAACAAAAAGACCCTTCATGCCAAACTTTGGTGAATAACGTGGACGAAGAACATTCACGTTCTCTGGTGAAGCATGATAAAGGGTCTTTAGCCTTGGCATATTTTGGTCAAAGTTTGTTTAGAGATTTCTTATCTCTTCTTCAATAAGAGCACCGACAATTTGTCGAATTCTTCTTTCATAAGTGACACCACCCTCAACTTCTTTTGGTTTTGAAAGCGGTTTCTTTACACGAACTTTGCCCTTCGGAGAAGGAGGAGCATCTGTTACATATTTCCAAATGAACCATGTGATAGCTTGAACTTGTTGTGGTGTCAAACCGACAATGTCTGCAACTTTCTTATAGTCCTGAATGACTGCGATGCGTTCTCTCTTTGTTAGACCCTTCAAGTTCTTCAAAGCAGCCTTCTGTCCTCTCCAAACATTGATTGCATGTCCATCAAGAACAAGATCACGTTGAAGTTGTTGTGGATTTGCAAGAGACTGAAAGAATACCGTAACTTTTGGTCCATTTACAATTGAAAGGTCACCTGTATCCAAAATTGCATAAGCTTTATTTACATTGCTCTTATATGCAGGGATCTTATCATAATGTTGGGCTGTTTCATCACCATTCATTCTCTTCCAATTTGAGATTGTACGGTCTGCTGCCATCAAGTTCATCTTCCAACCAAGGTTAGGAGAAAGAACAGCACAAACACCAGCACAAACCTCAACAGGAATATCCCATTTCTGTGCAAGTTGCTTCACATGATTGTGAGCATGTTCATACCAGTTTCCCCAATAGTCAATCTCTGCTTTTGTTGCTTTCTTCAAGACAGCAAGGATGTTGTGATATCCTTCATTCTTGTGAAGATTGAGAGACTGAGAGTGGATCTTCTCTCTCTTTGGTTCATTCATGACATAATCGATGCTGCTTACATCAACATCTTCTTGTTCGTTCAAGAATGGAAGTTTGTGAAACAGGAAATTTTGTAGTTGTTCAAAGATATTCATATTTTATTGATCTCTAGGCAATAAATAGTGTTTGTTATTTTGTTGTCAAACACTAATATCAAATTTGAATGTATAAACTACAAAATTCGGCTGGAATTGGAATTTTTGACCAAAATTCATGAGGACAGATTACAGGTTTTCCTGTTGCCCATGATATTTTTGCACCAATCTCTTCTTTGAAACTGCTTACGTCTACAGCAATCACTTTTGGTTGATGTTGTTCTATCTACCTTGTTTCACATTGAGTTTCCAAGATGAATTTGGGATTGTCTGTCAACCAAACTACAGGCTTCGGGTTTATTGTAGTTATTCCTTTTGTCTTACATGGAATAAGACCTTCGTTTAGGATGTTTTCAACTGTGTTTGCCTTGGCAACATGATAAAGGTATATCATAATTTCACCCACCCTCCTGAACTCTTCGTCTTTCCTTGTACCATCAAATGAAATGCTTTGTAGGAGAGGTTTCTCTCTTTGCACCATTCCCGAACTGAACCCTCAATCTTGCAGACTTCTCCTGTAGACAAGTTCTTGACCTCAATGCCTGCTGAATGCTTGTTCCAACGCTTATAGGCATTGATTGAGGCTTCCTTCTTTTTCTCTGAAGTGTTCCATGTGATCTTGTTCTTCTGGCTCACAATGGCTTTTATGGCATCTGTACGAGAAGTTGCTCTTCCATCTGTCTTTGGGTTATAGGGTTTCTTGTTTCTGCTTCCAATACGAGAACCCGCTTTCAAACAAACATTATAACAATTCTTTCCCTCGTCAAAAAACTGATCAAGAAAATGTTGTTCTCTTTCAAGAAGTTTGGTCTTGTCCTTTTCAACAATCTCAACGACTTCAAACATGAAGGCATCTTCTCCGTACTTGTTGAAGGCATGTTGAAGCGGTGGGTTTGAGTGTCTTCCATTTTTTAAATCACTCAAATGACCAACAGCTCTCATTCGAAAATTCTTGGTTGAACCATAATACACCTTTCCATTTTGAACGTTTGTAATTTTGTAAATCCCGCTTTGATTTGATTTGCCATGATAATACAACTTCATATTCACCTCTATTTAGAGTGATTTCAAAGCAAAAAGTTGTCTCGCATATCTAGCGGAAAGACAAAAAAGAAAGGCTCTTTCGAGCCTTTCTTAGTGTTCATTCTAGTTTACAAAGAAATTAGATTATTCCCATATCAAGAACCGTAACGGTTGCGTAGAAGTCCGAACGAACCATCTTCTTACCGTAACGTGTCATGATACCCTTACGAGGCGTGAAATCCTCCTGTGCGTAGATCACAGGTGTAAGGATAAGAGGAATGTATGGAGCGTAGATATAACCACTCTCAAGGAAAGTGTTACCCTTCAATCCGATAAGAATCTTGTTCGCTGGGAAGTAAGGATCCTTATAGACTGTGTAGCGGCTGTTAAGTTGACCTGCTGGCTCTGCACCAACTGTCATTCCATCACGAACCTGTCCATCGCTATCGATCTTGTACTGAGGCTTGTAAGCAACCATGTGCTCAAAGATTGTGCAGACCTGTGGTGAGGTCACAATGAAGTTACCTGAACCACGGAGCGTCTTTGTGTGAATGGTGTTTGCAGCGTCAGAGATTGTCTCGACAAGTGTCTGGTACCACTGTTGAACGTCAGCGTAGACCATTGGTCCTGGGCTGAGGGTGTTGTTCTGAAGAGCTTCACCACCAGTGTACTTGTTGACCAAACGTCCTGGAGCACGGCTCCAGAAGAGGTTTGCAGCGTTTGCCTGCGTAAGAAGGTCATTCAAGATTTCACGGTCGATTTCCAACGTGATCATTTCGCTGAGGATGTTGGTCAACTCAACTTCAATGTCAATGTTGTAGAAAGCCGTAAGGTCTTGAGCCATTTCTGGCGACCACTTAGCACGAAGCTTACGGGTCTTTGCAGTCACAGAGGTTGACTCAATCTTGATATCAACATCTGGAATCTTTGGTGATGGCTCATCAACAGCGAAGTTAGACTCGAACGATGGGATCGTAAGAGTTGCACCGTCGTTGTTTACTGAGAGTGCGTCTGTGATAACAGCCGAACCAGTTACGAACTCACCCGATGGAACTGCACCAGTGTTGCTCAAACGAACAACGAACTGAATGTGGCTTCCGTTGAATGGATCTGGAACGAAGGTTCCGTTTACAGGATCGAAGTTACCGCGCTTGTTCAACTTACGAAGGTTGAGAACGCCTGCTCCGCCTTGGTAGTTTTCACCCCATGCGACAGCGCCTCCTGGCGTTGGTTGACCTGCGGTTGCAGCGAAACGTGAAAGAACGATTTGGTCAAGAGCAGAGCTGTCGAAACCGCCAACTGCTGAGGTCCAAAGAGAAGCTGAAACGTGAACGAAAGCGTAGTCAAGGACTGCGGTTTCAACGTCACGCTCAACATTCGAATCGTAATCTACGAAACGTGCATTGAAGCCTGTGAAATCTGCTGAAGAACCAACGGTTGCAGCAGGGGTCCAAGTTGAACCTGAAACCCAAGCACCGATGGAGTTTGAAAGAACAGCTACAACACCTGTCTTATGAACACGGCTGTATCCTGTACCAACGTTGTCATACATACCACCTGTTGCAAGTGAACCGGAGCGAACTCCTGCGCCTGCTGGGTTGTTGTAGACTGATTGACCACGAGCGTATCCGTAGACTCCGCCTGTTCCGGAAAGGTCAACACCAGCGTCGCCACCAACGTTGTTTCCGTATGTGTAATCAAGATAGAACAAAAGTCCTGATGGAAGGCTCATTGGCTGAACGCTAACGACCTCATTTGCAATCAATCCTGCGAATACTCGACGGACGATTGGGAATGCGACGTTAGAGAAACCAACAACCTGACCACTTGAAACAAGACTTGCTCCACCCGTTGAAAGGGAGTTTGCTTCGCGAAGAAGCTCTGCTGTCTGGTTCTCAAGAAGGATAGCAAGGTTGTCTCGCTTCAAACCACGAAGACCCTCAAGCAAGCCATGCTCTTTCCATTTCTTTACAAGACGAGGTGCATCTGCTGCAACCTTCGATCTGTGAAGATTTTCCGCTAACTGCGATAGTGTAAATTTACTCATATTTCACCTTTGTAACTTATCAACCAAATTTTATTCAGTCGGCATCCTTTTTCTTAATTCCTGAAAGGACCTGCCAACGTTCGAAGGAACCAATTGCTGGTTCATACGAGCTTTCGCGGAGGGCTGCCGATGGAGATCCCGACTTGGTTGTCGCAGATGTAGAACCTGGCATTTTCTGTCCTTTGCTTGCCTTCTCGTTAAGAACCTTCTCAACTTTTAGATAAACATCTTTTGCTTCGGCGAGAGATTTTGCGTTATCCAAGAACTCTGCGATCTTAATCTTTTGAGTTTTTGTAACATCCTCACGAGCGAACAAACGGTTTGCATATACAAGCTTAGCCGTTGTTAGTCTTTCTTCTTGTAGCTTCTTCTCAAGATTCTTCTTCTCAAGAAGTGCTTTTTGAACCATCTTCTTAACCTGTTCGCTAACTACTGGTTTACGAACTGGTGCTGGAGCTGGTTTGCGTGCTTGTGGCTTTGAAGGAGCCTTCTTTGAGGTCTTTGACTCTTGAAGTTTCTTGAGTTGTGAAACAACCTTACGACGGATGGACTCAACCAACTCATCATCAAGGAGCATTTCCTCACCCTCGTCACTAAGGTCTGAACCAAGTTCATCTCCATCAAGCTCTGAATCAAGGTCATCTCCACCAAAATCATCTGATGCGCCAAGACCCTCAACGTCATCAACAACCTCAAGCTCTTCATCATCGCCAAGGTCAGATAGGTCAAGATCCATTCCATTTACTGTAAGAAGGAATTCATCCTCGCCTTCCATGTCAGAATCCATGTCGTGATCAATGTCAATAGCAAGGTCACCCTCACCCATGTCACTGTACTCACCAAGATCCAAGTCTTCTGCCATAGCCATTTTCTTCTTGTCGGTATTTCCGATCTTTGCTCCGCCCTCTTCCCACTCAAGGTCAAGTGCGTGACCGCCTTCATCAGCTTCTTTCAAAG